ACCAATAATTTATTTAAGATTCCAATTTTTGTATTTTGTTTCGATTTTTCTTTTTCCATATTTTTTTTCCATAATTTGTTGGTGAAGATCCCAATTTAGAATCGATTCACTAACTTGTTCGTCGTCTTTTGCCATTGCATATAGTTTAGAAATTTTCTTTAACATTTTGTTTGCAACATAATTAAATTCTTCAAATTCGTCCTCAAAAAACTTAGTTGGGTTTTTTTCATACCTCATAGTTCGTGATAAAAACTTTTGTCTAATCTCATTTGTTTTTTGAAGTTGTTTCATTTTTTCTTCAAATCCTGGTGGTATCATTCCAAGTTGTGCTCCAAATGTTAAAAAGTCATCCATAGGACCTTGAGTCATTTGCATAAAAAAGTCCATTCTGTTATTTACTAAATCAATATAAACAACTTCTAATACTCGGTTTATTTTTTCATCAATAGACATGTCAGATGGGTCTTCACCGATGTGTTCTAAAAGAGCATCCAATCTATCTTCTTGTTGTTTTAAATCTTGTATAAAATTATCAAAAGTGTAGTTTTTTATTCTTAATAATTCTTTATAAACTCTATTGTCCTCTAAAAAGTCTTTGAACTGTGATTTTGTAATGTTCTTTCTCTTCATAGAATATGCAACTTCTGTTGGTCTAACAAGGTTTTCAATTGCGTGAATGTAATACATAAATCTATAAAAAACTCTATCGATTGCCGGTATTGCAAAATTTCCTTTTTGTTGTGTTGCTTGATAAATCGCATCAGGGCCTATACGACTATATTCTTTAGCTTGTTTATCGTATTTATGTTTTATCTCATGAGCCAAAGCCGATACGTGTTCGTCTCTTTCCTCTTCCATTTTAGCAATAAGTTCTTCTGGTTTCCAATTGTCACCAACAGCAAAAGTTATATCTAAGTTTAGAGTGGTTGAAGGTTCGTTTATTTTTAAATTAACATCTCTGTCAAAACCAAATCTTCCACCCATACCCATTGAAATAATATCTAAGACTCCCTCTTCATCTTCCATTTCTTCGATTTTAACGTTAAGTTCATAAGAGTCGATTCTTATTTTCTTCTTATCTCCTAATTCAAAATCAATTTTACCTTTAAAATTATATTCATCTTGAATGTCGTCTATTGATCTGATGTCATTTTCAACAACATCATATAACATGTCAGCAGCATCCAAAATAAAATCAGGAACACCTAAAGCTTCATTTAAATATTGAAGTTGACTTTCAGATATAATAATTTTCATAATAATAAATATGTTGGAGTTATGGTTTATCCCACAACCCCAACCAATTCGAATGTGTGATGATCAAGATTCATCTCAGATTTAACCTCACGACGATCCACCATGTGAACTATCTCTGATAATTTATATGGATACATGTTATTACCATCCATACCAACATCTAATCGTTTTCCATTACCCCATTTATCTTTAGCAGACAAATGAACGTGTCCGTGTAAATGAATAGATCCTTTCCCTAATTTATTCCAACTCTGTAATGGATAATGACAAAGAACAAAATCAACCCCACCTATTTCAACTTCTAAATAATTTGAAACGGATAAAAATCTACTTCTGATGTCCTCTTTATTTTTGGTTATGTGTTGATCGTGATTTCCTAATACAAGGTGAATATTTTTACAAACAAGTCGATTCAAAAATTCACCAATCTTTTCAAACCCACCAAAAGCCACATCACCCAAATGTATTAAAGTGTCGTTAGGTCCGACTTTTGAATTTATGTTATTAACAATAACCGAATCCATCTCATCAAGATCTTGAAAATTTCTTGTTTGAGTGATGGGAATTTTACCATCTAAAGTTCTCCATCTTGTAACTCCTCGACAGATATTTGTGTGGTGGTAATGTGTATCAGATGTAATCCACACATTACCAGACGTTAATAGTTTATCAAATTTCATCATAATTTTATTTCAAAACGGTTTTTCATTTGTTCTAACTTTTCTTCAGGAACACCATGAACATTTGTTCCTTCGTGTCTATTCTCAACAATAATTGAAAAGACTTTATACCCATATTTTTTTGCTAATTCAAAGTAAGTCTCCATTTCCCACTCTTGTGTAAATGTGTTTGAAACGACAATTTTTGGTATTTCTTTTAACATATCCATATAAACCATATCGTGACACCACTCGTGAGCCCATTTAATTTTTGAGCCATCAAATTTATATTCACCGTTCCCATCTATAAAAAACATATCGGCTTCGTAATGTTCTCCACCCAAAGTTTTTGCAAATGTTGATTTACCTGATCCTGGTAAACCTCTTACTAAATACAACATTTTTTCCATACAACAAAGATAAGAAAAAAAATCGCATAAAAAAAGGGAGTTTAACTCCCTTCATGTGAATTCTAAAAATATTATTTCGATATATTAATACCGAGATGTTTCATAATTGCGTCTGCGGTTTTGGGTCCTAGTTTTCCGTCAACAACTAAACCTGCATTAAAACAACTATTTAATTTACTTTGAACTTCTTTAATTTGACCCATGGTCTGCTCTAATAATCTTCTCTTTTCCATATTTTAATTATTTAAATAATTTGTTAATTGTTTCTGAAGAAACTTTAGTGTCTTGTTTTGGTTGATTCACGTCTGTCACACTCCATTCAATATTTTGAATTTCTTCTTCTCCACCTCCACCAGGTGTTGGTGTTCCTTTACACTTGGAGTTAATTGCATTTATTATTACTTCAAAATCAAAGGAATATCCTCCACCTCCAGGAACAGGACTTGGTCCTGGCCCAGGTGGATATGGTCCTGGTGGTGGTGTTACATTTTTATTTTTTGGACATCTCCAACCTGAATTTTTATAACCATCAATATCACTACCCCAACCACATTTCTTAGCATTTTCTTTTAATTTGGAAGGATCTACTTTTTTTGTGTTTTTTGTTAATTCAGAAAGTGGAACCCATACAAAATCTCTCCATTCACCATCTTGGTCAATATCGCCATTTAATGCGTCAAATAAAGTTTGATCGTATCTTTGATTATATACTTGACTCAACTTACAAAGATCTGGAATCGTTTTAAGTTTTCTAAGATTTTTTGCAATTAAAACTTCATCAGTTCCTACACCCGCCATTGCGGCTCTTAGATTGTCAGCAATATCTCTAATTTTATCTATTGAATTTAAAGGTTTAGTTAAATCTGATCTGTGATCTCTACAAAATTTAAATAATTTTTGAACTCTTTCGGCATATCCACCTCCTGTCGTAAACCAACCTGATAAAGCACCAACCCCAGCACCGATTACAGCACCTACAGGAAGTCCAGCAAGTCCCGCCACCGACAATCCAACAAGAGCACCTGTTCCAGCACCTGCAGCAGAACCGGCAAAGATTCTACCTGTAGATTGTCCTGGATCAACATCTTCTTCAATGTCTCCATTTTGTTCTTTGATAATTTTTCTTTCTTTATCGATTCGTTCTTTGTGAAGCGAAAGTATTCTTTTCATTTCGCTTTCTGTCATATGTAACTTATTTTTCATTTCTTTTTTTTTAATAAATATTATATAAATTATTTATATTTTAAATATATAAATCAATATCAGGTGGAAGTGCTGTGGAAGATCCTCCTCCTCCTTTCGAACCTGGTGTAATAGTTCCTCCACCTCCACCAACTACGTTTGGTGCTGGAGTTTCAGACTTACACAATTTTGCCGATAGTGTTTTAGATAAAGTATCACTAGTATATTTAACTTTATTTATTACAAAGTTTTTGGTATTACAATCAAACCAACCAAAATCATTTCCAAGTTTAAAACTAGCACCCGCACCATCTTTTTTAGGAACAAAACCTGTTCCTTTTGGTATTGTCATTTTTTTACCATCTTGATCTGTTATTGGTTGATCATATTTTTGAGTATAACCTAAACCACCACCAACGGCTTCAGTGCCAAAAGTTGTGGATAAGTTTTTCTTAATCTGAACAGACTTACAAATATCAGAAACCAATTTTTTGTCAGTAATTTTATATTTTTCTCGGCCGTTCATAAGTTCACCTGTTTTACACATAAAATATACCTTAGTTTTGTTGTTCACATATGGAGTTGGGAAGCCTGCATTAGTAATTTTAAGTAATACTTCACCTCCAACATTTCCTTTTGTCGTTGGATATAATTTTGTGTTATTACCTACTATTTCAATATCTTTTTCTTTCCCGTCATTTCCTTTAGCTTTAAATTTTAAATCTTTATTTAAAGTTACAAATCCTGTTTTATTGTCTATTGTGACATTCTGTTCAAGTAAAAAAGATTTAGTTATTTCACTTTCAACTAAAAAGTTTTTTATTCTTGAATATTGGTTTTCTGTTAGTATTATATTTCCCATCTTTTTAACTATTAAACATTTGGTTCATTGTTTCTTGACTTGTCGTATTGTCTACCGCCGGTTTTTGATCGGTAGGGGTTGTTGGTGCTTGTTTTGTTGGTTTTAATTTACCTTTACAAGCTTCCCACGCTGTCGAACTTTTTGCTCCCCAAGCCCCATCTTCAACAAGTTTTGTGGTCAAGACTTCAGCAGGACATTCATCATTCATTCTAATTTGAATTTTTAAAACTTTTTCTTGGCAGTTAGGTTTTTTTCCTGCACAAGTTGCTGTTGTGTATCTTGCTGCGGGTGTTGGTGTTGTAGGTGTAGCAGCCACTGTAGTTGTGGTTGTTGTTGTGTTATCTTCAAACAAATATTTATTTTTGGTTGCTGTTATATGCATTTCCAAAATTCTATTTCTGTCTTCTTCGTTGATTTTGAAAAGATCTTTTTTCATAAATGATATTTTTATTATAAATACCATCAAAAATAAAAAAGGTGAGAAAAATTCTCACCTTTATTTTTGGTCGACACTGAATGTGTCATTTCTCCACCACCTTGTTTTTAAAAGAACAAGGAAACTATTGTTTTTCCATCCAAATTCTAACACTATTTTGTCCTGTAAAATAGTTTTTAAATTGACAATTTTCAACTAAACCTTGTGTTAAGTTGTAATCATATATAGTTCCACTGATATGACCCCAAGGCGTATTGTTCAAAGTTAAAGAATATCCGAAAGCATTTGAATACAAATTATATGTCGATTGGACTCCATTGAAAGAATACACATTATTTGAAATAAAAAAAAGTGTATCAGATCTAAGTTCTTGATTGAAACTAGTATTTAAAATCTTTGTAATGACCCACGTTGTGTTTTTTAGACTCATGGTGGAGTCCACAGTTATTGTGTCAGTAATTATGGGTTGTGGCGGTAATGGTTGTTGTGGAGTTACGTCTTCTTTTACACAAGAAGTAATGAGTAAAACCAATAAAAAAAGTGATGTTATATATTTCATTTATACTAATGTTTCAATTTTATTTCTTACTTGTTCTGCAATAGTTACCTCTTTCACATTGGTCAAAACTACAGATTCTTTTAATATTTTGGATGGGATGTGAACTAAAAATGTGTTTCCATCATAATACGAAAGATCATCATTTAAGTTCAAAGCACCATCCACCATTTTTAAAAATATTTTGAATTGTATCGGGTCTACAAAAGATTCGGATAAAAGATTTCCGAATTTCTCGTTCATAATGGTGATTGTGTGATGGAAAGTTGTTTTTATCATTTGTCTTATATTTCTACAAATATAATGAACTTTTAATTATACTTCAAATTATTTCAAAACTTTTTTAATAAGTTCCATCAATTCTTCATTACCTTCTTGTTCAGGTAGTTCTTCTTTTTTGTAATATCTACAAGAGGTATGTTCAAATCCGTCTTGCGCCTTTTCTAAATCAGGTTCTTGTTTTTCTTGGGTTTCGGACTTGAATACAAACATATGTCCTTTTTTGGTTCCGTCTTTTTTATATTTAGTTATAAAACCAACCAAATCAATTTTTCGATCAAGTTCAATATTCGTTTCCTCATAAAACTCTCTTAAAGCAGAATAACCCGGTGATTCACCATCTTCCATTTTTCCTGACGGTATTGACCAAGTATTTGGTAAAGACTTTTCGGGGGCTCTTTTACATAACAAAACCTCATCGTTATGTTTTAAAATTATACCAGCCCATTTTTTAAATTTAACCATAGATATTTATAAATATGAAGGTAAAAGTAAATGATAGTCTTTTTGACGTTAAAACATTATTAACATCAAAAGATATTCAAAAAGGTATGATGGGAAAACGATTTGATGGATCATTCGATGGTATGTTATTTTTTATGGATGACGAACCACATTCTTTTTGGATGAAAAATTGTTTGGTTCATTTAGATATTATTTTTATCAACGATGATAAGGTTATAAAAATTCATCATAATTGTAAACCTTGCATCACTAATGAATGTGATAGATACGAAGGAAGTGGTAATCTTGTTTTAGAACTTCCAGGTGGATCTTGTAAAAAATATAATATCAAAGAAGGTGATAAAGTTGACTTAGTCTAACTCTTCAACTTTAACTTTTGTTTTTTCATCAACAAAAGACTGAACTCGTCCTCTTGCAATATCACAATAATTTGGTGACAATTCTATTCCCAACCATCTGCGATCCAAGATTTCTGCGGCGACCAAACTCGTTCCCGAACCAGCGAAAGGATCGAGAACTACATCATTCTTATATGACAATATCTTAATCGCCTTTGTTGGTATATCCATTGAAAAGGTTGCTTTAGTCAATGACTTTGTATCTGCAAAGTAATTCCACTGACCAAAAACAAGCTCCATAAATTCTTTCTTATCATTCTCACTATAAACCATTTTATTTCGTTTAGACCCATCTTCTTTTTCAACTTCAGTTAATTCACCAGTCCATTGTGGTTGACCCTTAACCTTTTTGATATGTTGTTTTTTATAAGCTAAAATAACACACTCCTTCGGGTTATAAATGTATGGCGAACTAGGACTCATCCAAGAACCCCAAGCTGTTGTCTTACTTCTATGTGGTGATTGTTCTTCTAAATCAACAATACCAAAGAAACCAAAACCAATTTCTTTCATAATCTGCCACATCTCTGACACAAAGAAAATACGACCACCTTTTTTCTGTCTGTTAATTTCATAAGGGATGTTCAGGGCAATTCGTCCATCATCTTTTAATAATCTATACACTTCAGACAACCAAGACTTAGCAAACTCAACGTATTCGTTAAATTCAACATCATCTTCATGGACATCGTAATCGATTCCAACTCCGTAAGGTGGAGATGTAACAACTAAATCTACAGACCCTTCTGGTAATGTCTTCATTACCTCAATACAATCACCGTTTATTATTTTTCCTGTTTCAATCATTTTTATATTCTTGTTTTAATGTATAATAGTAACCTTTACTATCTGTTGATCCATATCCTTTGTATAAATCAAAATCTTGACCTTCGTAAGAAACGCCCTCAATAATTTCAATTCTTTCTGAAATGTCTGCAATTTTGAACTTTAATTTGGAAATGTCAAATTCTTCCTCTAAAGGAATATCATAAACTATATGTTGTCCTTTACAATAATCTTCAATAAAGAGATATTTTTTATTTTCATTATATAATTCTCTATGACTACACTTGTCATAATTAACACTTTCAGTTTCATATATGATTACACCATTTGAATCTTCAACTGTCATATAAATTGTTTCTGTATATGGTCCCATTATGGTTTCATTTGTGCAATCAAAATATGATTCAACATTTAAAATTTGACATATATCGTCATAATCTAAACCATCGGTCTCAACATACCCTTCCAAAAGACTTTCATATTGTTCTTCATTCAATTCAAAAGGATAAACTTCAGATCCTCGACCACCAAGTGTAATTTTGTAATAGTTCATGTTATAAAAAATTCGATATTATTTGAGCCAATTTATATCCTGTAAAAGCACCTGCCGCTGCTGATCCAGGAAGAATAATAAACTTACCTAATATAGTTTCATACTTATTTCTATTCACAATATAAGAAATTAAAATGTAATAAACAATATAGTTTATCAAAACTAAAAAGTCTAGTTCTTTTGCAACAAAAACAACAATAGAATTTCCTAAGAATCCCCAAGTAAAGTTGATAAGGGTTTCACGAATTAATTCGTTTGGTGTGGTGATCGCATCTAAGATGTTAATCTCTTGATTCAGAGTTGATTTTTTGTTCGAGTTGTTCGATGTGGTGTTGGAGATACCACGAGGCTTTCTGTAGATCTTCCAATTCTTTGTTTTTTCCTTTTTTTCCTGCACGACTTATATATTTTATTGTATTTCCTAAACTAAACCCTAACTCCCAAGCATCAATCACTTTGATGGCTTCATAAATGTTTTCTGATCCCCCATAATGTTGTGGGTGATTTACATGTTCTTTATTTTCCATTCTATTTCCAAAATAATTGTATTATTAAAATTCCTATTGCTAAAATCAAACAAACTATGGTTTTTAATGTTAAGGGTTCTTTAAAAATCAACCAACTTAACCATGTAAAAACAACAGCCCCAATACTAAACCCAATCAACCTTGAAGGCCACATTTGACCATTGTATGCGATTATCATATTCTTCACTGAATACATAAACAACATTGATATTGGAATACCCATCATTACCATTGCCCAATAATGATTTTTAATCCATTCATACTTCAAAGGTCCTTGAAGTTGGAAGAACGTTCCAATTTGAGCCAAAAATCCAAAAACTATCCCCACTAATAACGCCCATCCATTAACCATTATTCTTCTTCTCTATACACATTTAATAATTCATCTCTAGATATCGTGCCGTATTTACCATCTAAACTTTTCAAATCAACAAGTTTATTCATCATAGTTTTTGTCTCATATAAATTTTGTGTAACATTCAAAGAATCAACAATTTCACGAATGATCTTGTATGGATCAGCATTTGACCCTGGTCTTCTATCTTCAACATATCCTTTCCATTCTTTTGCGGTGTCCTGTGGAACTCTAATTGACGCTCCACGATCAGATACACCCCAACTGAACTTATCAATCGCCTGAGTCTCGTATTGTCCTGTTAATCTCAAATGATTATTTGATCCGTATGCTTTGATATGATCTTCATGTCTTGATTCAAATGCGTTGAATAATGCCATAAAGTATTCTTCGTTTCCATCAAATCTCATCATGTCTGTTGAAAAGTTTGTATGAAGACCTGATCCGTTCCATTCTCCGTGTGTGATTGGTTTTGGGTGTAATTCAATATGATAACCATATTTTTCTGCGATTTTGAATAGAAAATATCTTGTCATCCAAAGATCGTCACCACCTTGTAATTTACCTTGTGAAAATACTTGATATTCCCACTGACCTAAAGCAACCTCGGCGTTTATTCCTGTGATGTTAATACCATAGTTCAAACACATATTTAAATGTTCATCAACAAACTCACGACCAACAACATTATGTCCAACACCACAATAATATTCACCTTGACCTTTTAGAATATTTCTCTTGTGTCCCAAAATGTTTCCATTAACTTCTTCTCGAATGAAATACTCCTGTTCAAAACCAAACCAAAGGTCTTCAAATCCTTCACCAATACTAGATCTTTTATTTGATTCGTGTGGTGTTCCATCTGGGTTTAACACCTCACATAAAATATAGATTGTTGATTGCATGTCTTGAACATAATGTCTAACAGGTTTCAACAAACGATCTGAATTTCCCGTATTTGCTTGTGATGTGGATGATCCATCAAAGTTCCACATTGGAAAATTTCCGTCAAGAAATGCTGTGGAAACAGAATCATAATCAACAATTTTAACTTTGCTTCTTAAATTTGGTTCTGGCTTATACCCATCTAGCCATACATATTCTAGTTTCAGTTTCATAACAATTTAATTAAATTTTCTTTTATAAAGTTTTTGATTGTGAAATAAATCCTGATATTCTTCTTTTAAACATTGGAAGTAAAGTTTCTTCTATTGGAAACTCACCTGAACATGTCATTTGAAAGATTGGTGCGGATCTTCTCTCTTCAACCGTGAATGTTGAAAAGTTATTTATTATTTTTGAAATAGTCAAATCATTTACTTGGTCAGAATAAACCAAATTTACGTTTGTCATTTGTTGGGGATTAGATTTTGTTTGTTTTTTTATCGTGTATTCCCAAACATAATGTTTTTTTGAATTGTCGATGAAGTAAAAGTAACCTTTGGGATTTACAACATTTTTCTTGTTTCGTCTAATTTTCATATCCAATGAATCAAAAACAATTGTCCATACAGATTTTGCTATGTTGAAATATTCCATAATTCTTGGTGCCGAATAACTTAAAATGGAAATGAATTCTTTTTGTTCTTCTTCTGTTAATTTTGGAATTTCTTTGACTTTGAGGTCTTTAACTAATAATTCATCATCAATATTGTTTAGTTTTTTATCGGTATAAACAATTTTTTGATCTCTCATTAAAGCCTGAACATTCATTAAATGTAATGACAATTCAATGAATCCTGGGTATAACTCCAACTTGTCGAGTTTTTCTCCCATCTTTTGAAAATAAGAAAGTAATTTGTATTCTTTATATTCTCGATCGATTGGTTTTTCAAACATCCAATCGGTATTTAATAAAAATTCTATTTTTTTTCTTCTTGCCATCTCTGTGTTAAAAAGTAATACAAAAAGATGAACAAATAAAGACCTAACTCGCTCTCATTACAAAATACCAATCACCATTTACCTGTGTTTCAAACATTTCTCCGTCATAAGAGTTTAATAGATTACCATATCCATCACTATTCACGATAATATCCGTAACCTCATCTAAATCAACAAAATCCATGATAAAATCTTTATCATAACCATAGTGTTTAATAAAATCATCTATGTCATCAATATATTCACTAACTCTATCGGCAACTTCTTGTTCAATCATATCTTCATCATAATCACCTTGTGGATCTTCTTTGATCTCTTCTATTGTTTCTTCCAACCCTTCTATTTTTCCTTCAATTTTTTCGTATTCTTCGTCAGACAATTCCTCGTTTCTTAATCTGTTATTTAGATTTTCTATAGTTTTTGTTAATTGATTAACTTGATGTTGTTGATTTGTAGATAGTTGAAGTGGTATATCATAATTTTCGGGATCGTCTCTAATAATATCTTCATAAAAACTTTCTAACCAACTATTCCACTGTTCTCTATCAATTGCTTGATCCCAAACCCAACTTGTAAATGCCTCATAACCCATATCATCAATCGCATTTTCAACATATTGTCTTGCGGCACTATCTAACTCTTCTTGAGCATAAACATCATATGTGTCTGGTTGTAAAGTATCACCACCCAACCATTCGTATTGTTTTCCAACACCATGAGTTCCACGACCACTAGGATAAATAAAATACTTATCTTCTTCTATTTCATTTCCTTCTTCGTCTTCATACAATGTAGGAATACCTTCTTGAACTAAGAATTCATATAACGCTTCAGTTCTTTCAGATTCATCATCATTATTTTCAATATTCCACTCATCATCTTCTCTGTAACCATCAAGTTGCGAAATTTTATAATCTCTTTGTTTTTTTAGCTTTATTGTATGCATTGTCGATCCCCAATCACTAATGTATCGATCAACAGTAACACCATCAAGATGTGGGACATTTGTATTGGATACGTCTAATCGTCCCATAACTCTTACAATACCTGTAAGTGGTCCAACAGTTTTAAATTTTCTAAGATCTAAATCGCCGTTAATTACAATACCCTTACCACGATAAGGTTTTAACATCGCAACTCTTGCGGCAATACCTCCAACATCTTCTAAAATTTCTTTATATTGTTCAGGAGTTAATGTGACAAGATTCTCATCTTGTTCTAATATGAAATTTTTTAGAAAGTCTCTCATACTTGATAAATATAACAAAATAAAAATAATTGATTTTTATTTATTATGAATTAAACTTGTTTTAGATACTATTTATAGATAAATAAACCAATAAAAAAGATTAAACATGGGTTGTGGATGCAAAAATAAAGGAAACCAAGCGCAACAAGGGCAACAGACTCAACAAGGTCAGCAAACTCAACAAGCTCAACAAGGTGCAAGTGCCGCTCAAAATAGAACTAATGTTCAAGAGTCGGTAAAAAAAGTAATTAGCAAATACTACAGAAGATAATATTTGCGTATCATCGAAAATAAGGTGTTCTATTTGGGACACCTTTTTTATTTAATTGATATTTATACCATATGAGTTTAGAAAGAGCAAGACAATTAGTTGATTCATTTAATGATGGCGAATTTGAAGATGAAATTGAGCCATATTTTAACGACCACATTACTTTTTTCAAATTTGTTAAAAAATATAATCTTTTAGATGAAATTGATTTAGACCAAATAGGTTATCGTAATTGGGACAGTGAACTAATTAATTTTTTAGATGAAAATGGTGTTTTAACAAATCTTAGTTATGACGACGCACCTGAAGAACTAAAAAATATATTACTTTTAAAAGGTTTAAAAAAAAACTACGAAGACACAGTTTATTTTATAATTAAAAATCTAATAACTGATGTTGAAATTAGAAATGGTGGTTTTTATCTAAGATTAAGAGATAGAGAAGAGTTAAGTGAATATTTTTGTAAAGACAGTGGAAGAAGTGATATCGGCCCTAGATATGTTGCAAAACTAATTTTAAGTGAAGAAGGTTTAGGTCACGATTGGTATTTTGATTCTGGTATGTCACCACACGATATAGTAGATGTTTTAAATGATTCTAATATAACACATCTTAAAGATGTTATTTATAAAAAAATAGGAGATCAAGAATTATCATTAGAGGATTATAATTCCGACTTTTTTGAACACTTATCTGAAGAACAAGGAACTGAAGGATATTTTAGAATAAGACCTGAAGATTTAAACGACCTATTAAAAGATAGTGACGCATCAAACGAACTTTTCAAAAAAGATTTAGAAGATATAGGCGATGATCTAAGAAATATCTATTATAACTCTGAAAATACAGCATATGAAGATGAAGCTTATGATGCTGTTTATAATGGTCTTAATGAATACTTCGAGGGTCGTATTGATGAGATTCCAAGAAAGGTTGGTGAAAAAACCAAATACGACCAATATATTAAAATCAGAGACTTTATTGGAAATATAACAACATTTTTAGAAAATAATAAGGGTGGAACATATTCTGATTCATTTTTAGAATATTTTGGTGGATATACGGAACTTATGAATAATATGTTCTGGAATGATGATGTAGAATGTATTGATATTAGAATCCCTGATTATCCTGATTGGGATAGAACAAGAAGATACATTAACGAAATGTTTTTAGATTATATTTAACTCTTTATAGTTTCATTTAATTCTCATATTCATTATACAAAACCAAGAATATGAGAAAATTAGAAAAAAACACAAGACGGTATTTTGTAAATCTATTTGCAGACTACATCTTATCGCAATTCGACAAGAAAGAAAATACCATTATTCAAGTAACAGATTTTGAAACCTTTGTTGTTGTAAATGGTCAAACCACAAGTGGTAATGTTTTGGAACTTAACACACTTAAAGTGGAGTTCATAAAATCAAACAAAGAATTATTCGAATCTTTAAACAAAGAAGATCTTAACATTATTGATATAATTAAATATGGTCAAGAAATTACAGATTTTTCAAAGTCATGGATCACGGTTAATAAATCTCTTTATGTTACAGAATACGAACCCATTTCAGAAATTAACATTTCATCAGAGTTTCCTTATGGACATAGTTTAGGATGTGGAAGATCAATCTTCTATTATTCACATTATATCTTTAATCAAATGTATTCTTTGTTGGGAGTGAATCAATTATACTTTCGTTATACAAACGATCTTAATGAAAATGAAGATTATAAAATTAAAGTAATTTGTGATTCTCGACTTTCAAAGACTTCCATTGAAAGTCTTGTTTTAGATTGTTTTGATATGGATCTAACTGAGTTCAACGAAAGACTATCTAATTATGACTTCACAAACGATGTAACAGATCAAACCACAGAGAAACCATACTTGGTTCAAGACCGACTAAAAGACATAGTATTAGTATAAAAAACAAACCCCACTTTAAAGGTGGGGTTTTTTATTATCTTTCGTAAAACTCTTTGATTATTTTAAGTCCGTGATCAATATCTTCAAAGTCTCGATCGGGAGCATATAAACCTGTTGTTGGTGTTTCGCTATCATAATTTTCGATTAACATAAACGCAGGAACAAAATCATTACCTGTTGCTTCAACAAACATATCATATTCTTCTTCAAATTCTTCAATGTCTCGATCAATATAACCTATGTCTTCTTTATCTAACATCTCTTTTAACATACTACAAAAAGGACATGATTTCATACTAAAAATAACTGCTATCTTATCCATTGATCAATTCCGTTAAAAGATTATTTATCTGTCCTTCATTTAAAAGTCCAACTTTTGTTTCAACGACTTCTCCTGAATTGAACATTTTAACTGTTGGAATACTTCTAATTCCAAGACTAATTGCCGCCTCTCTATTTTCATCAATATTCAAGGTATACATTTTAACATCACTTTCGTTTGATTGTGATACTTTTTCAAAAATTGGTTTCATCATTTTGCACGGACCACACCAATCAGCCCAGAACTCAACCATAAGTTTTTCACCGGCATTTATTTTTTTTTGTAATTCTACACTACTAATTTCCATCTTTTTTTAATTTTTTTAAGTTTAAGATAAAGAACTCAACGTCTTTCTTTCTATTCACAGGATAATAAATTTTACAAAAAAATGTAGAAATCATTGGTTCTGTTTTAGATAAATATATATAAATGTTATTATCATACAGGAAAATAGCATCCGTATATACCACCCCACTTGAATATTCAATACCATCCAACATGAATTCAAAAAACTTTGGTTTATCAAATAGGTTTTGTGGACTCAGACCGTGAGAGTCGTTTAAGTTTATTGTTGAATATAACTCACCTGTTTTTTCGGTGATCATATTTAAAAATCTTTCTTCGTGTTTAAATTTTTCCATAATCTAAAATGGGGGTCACTGACCCCCGTTTTTATTTGTTATACCAAAACTAATTCCTCAGCGGCTTCCCAAAGTTTGGTGTTTAATCGGTGGGATGCTTGAATACTTTTAATTCCTCGTAGTTTAGTTGTTCGACCTCGTGGTGTTTGATAAGAGAATCCACCCTTCATCATCTTCTCTTGGATCACATTAAATACCGTCCAAAGATCACTTCCTTCATCTTCAGGTCGAAATGGTGTTAGAAGGTCGTTAATGTCAAGTGCTGAAGGAGCACTACCCAAAGCCCATCGAATCTCAACCGCCTTTTTAATTAGACGAAGTTTTTCTTTCTCGGTCATTTCTTTTTCCATCATTCGAGAAACCGAAGCCTCTATCTTTGGAAGTTTTTTAGAGAAGTCTTCTGCCAATCCTTTAACCTCATCTAAAGAGAAATGGTTGTGACGAAGTGAAAAACGTTCTGCAACTGATGTTGGAACTGTGAGTCCGTTGGAACATACTAGTCTGAAGAGTCCTGCTCCCATAGAGAATGTTGCCGATCCATCATGAGAGTTACGGATAATCGCTTCAACAACCGTATCACCAACTTTGGGTAGTTGTCCGTTACGATATTTTAATTCATGAACGTTATGAATTCCCCTACCTGTTTGTTTTACAGATGAGAGTTGCCAACCTTCACGATCGAACATTTCCATAACCTCGTGTGTTGGAACAAACTCATACTTGTTTGTCATTTTTGAAGATGGTGATGTTGCGAATACTGCCGGGGCAACTGATTTGATTAATTCTGGTGTGTATATCATATTTAATTATTTTCCTTGTTTTTGTGTTTTTGTTTTCGAGAATACGTTTTCTTACTTTTTTGAACGATCGGTTTAGTTGCCGCCCATATTTCTTTCATAGTAAGTTCAACTGTTTTCATTTTGTTTTTTGTTTATCACATTACAAAGATAAATAACTTTTAATAAATACCAAACATTTTTATAAAAAAAAGTATTTATTAATATGAAAATTATTTTAACTGAATCTCAATTAAACCGATTAATTAATGAACAAGTGCCATTAGGTAATTTGTTAGATGCCGGTAGTAATTGGACAACAGACTCAAGTGTTCCAGGTTCATCAATACCTGATGATGTTGCTGGTGGTAATTTTAGTAATTGTAAAAATCCTAAAAATAAACGTCAGTTAGTTATGGAATTGTTCGCACATGCTCGAAAGGTTAAAGGACAATCAAAAACAACCGATTCTGCAATTCAAGAAAAAGTAAAAAAACTTAGTAATCTTCAAAATTTAGAAAATGTTATTGGACAAATAAAAACAATAGAAGAATTAGGCTCAGTTTTAAATGGATATGCAAAAACTTACGGTCATAATTTATCTGATAAAATAGATTTAGAAAGGTCAAAAAAAGTTTGGGATAAATTAATGAGATTCAGCGGTGGGGTTATAACAAACTTTTGCAACTCATCAAATTCCTCAACTACCTCATTGTCTTAATTCAAATTAATTTGTCCCCATTTTGTGGTCTGAATAAAAGATTCAACACTTTCTTCAGTTAGTTCAGGTATTTTTAAATTTAAAACGATGTTAATCATTTGATTTCTTGAGATCACATGATCTTCACCTTTTTTTGAATTTGTTTCGCACTGTTCTCGTAACGCATTGTAAAACTCTTCCTTTTGAACCTCACCGATCAGTGACATTAAATCATTAGGATTGTTTTCAAAAAAAGTTATAAGTTGGCTTATGTAGATTTCGCAGTCAATATTTCCCATAAGTTCAATAATAATATATTTATGAAACTAAGTCAAAAATTAAAGTCCCAAATCGCTTAAATCAACATCATCAAAATCTTCATCATCTTCACCACCCATCGCATCTTTGTAATCTTGTTCTTTTAATTCTTTAACAATATCATCAACCATTCTTTGAATGATCCTCTGCCCTTCAGGTTCTCCTTTAAGAATCTTTTTGGCCAAAGTCATAAACTCCTCAGCATTTAATGCTGAAAAACGCATAAACAAATAATGTTGGATATGTTTCATATCATCTTCGAATAACTCCATTGGATATGTTGCAACAAACTTTTCCCAGAAAATTGGTCCCAAACGAGAATCCCAAATTTCTGATGGTAATGAATCTTCAGCACTTAATACCATTTCAGCTTGTCTTGGGTCATCAGGTAATCCGTGTGTTCCAAATACCTCGTAAACCCCTTTAACTAACTCATGAACAAGTAATGGGAATGTAACGGCTCTCGCCTTTACTGTTGGTGGATCTGTTTCAGGGTCAAATTCAGATTGTCCCATTTGACCACCACCACCTCCGGCCATTCCTTCCATATCAGGAAATATCCAATAAGCGTGTTCCATTAAAGCTTGAGTTACTGCGTATAGATTCATTAATTGTGGATTAATGTCGTTAATCTCATCTCTAACCATAACATACATATGACCACCTTTAAAAGCCGCTCCTTGAATTAATGAATTGATAAATCTTCTTTTTGCTCTTTCCAAGTTAAAGTTTTCAATGTCTCCCATAAGTTCTTCAACTTCTTCTTCACTTGGCATTTCAGGCTCACTTTTCATTCCTTCAGCAGCACCCATAGGTTGCATTACAAGTTGAGCATCGAATTGCATCGCTCCTTCAGGAATACCCAATTCATCTTTAACAAGTTTAACTGCAAGTGCTTCAAGTTCTTCTTTGTTTTGTGATTGGATCATTATAAGTCTTTGCATCGCTTGACCTACGGTTCCCATCAACTGCATAAGAGCGTTTGATCCTTGAATGGTTCTTGTGTCTCCCATTGCCATTCTAACTTTATCAACTGAGTCCTTGAATCTTTTAGAAGATATTAACTCAATAAAGTCTCTATCCATTTCTGGCATAGCAGGAAAATTATGAAACGGTGTTTGTTTTCCTGTAATCTTTCTCTCGACATCTCCGGCCATCCTTTCAGGTCCTTCGTAGTCGATTGGGGCTTCCATAAGTCTTAATAAGTCTTTTTTGGATATACCCTCAGTATATAATTTTTTTCTAATATTTCTCATTTTATTTCAAATCGATTCCAAGTTTATTGAATGTTAGCCAATTTGGTATATGACCTTTTCCTTTTCTTCCTGCTTTAGGATCCGGTTTTGGTCCAGGTTTTGGGTTATAAGGAGTTTTAGGTGTTGTTTTAGGTTTAGTTCCAGGAGTTACCTTCGTTCTTTCTTTTTCTTTTGTTCCCGGTAACATTACAGGTAAATCCATTTCTTCATCAATTTCCATATCTATGTCTCTCATATCCCTTTCTCTTTTTTCAGGAGTTCTAGGATAAAAATCGTCACTTGCTTCAGGAGTTCTAGGATAAAAATCGTCACTTTCTTCAGAAGTTCTAGAGTGAATATCCTCATAATCTACGAATTCTTCTTCATCATCATAATTGATATCATCATAATTTACGAATTCTTCTTTATCGTCAAATCTTTCTTGTTCAGAAATTACACGACCTCTATTGTAATTAAAAAGATATTTAATATCCTTTAATTCTTCATTTAATTTATTTTTCATAGATATTTTTTTATTATAAATATCAAGGTTTTTTATTCTGGCACCATATAATATTGATGACCCAAAGAATAATACATAAATTGTCCTTTTTTTCTTAAAACATTATTTATATTCTCTTGATTATCAACTTTAACACCAACAATTTTTTTACCCTTTGGTAATTTTCTTCCAGGATGCGTGTTTAACACATCTTCAACAGGATCCAAATAGTATTTAAGTTTTTTAATTAAAGTTTTTTTATCACCAACAACACTAATACCATATTGTTTGCAAAGTGATTTAATTTCGGGTAATTCGAGTTTGTTTAAGTCTTCCATACCACAAAGATATGAAAATTATTTGATTTGGCCAAATGTGGTATTTGAAAAATAACATTTGTATTTACTATCAAAGTAGTTCCAAGAAGGTTTTCTATTCATTTCTTTATCATAAAACCCTTTGTGATAAGCTTCATTAACAATTCGTTTCTCGTCTTCTTTGACTTGATTTTTAATTATAGTTAAAGCCAACTTTGTTTCTTCAGAAAGTCCTTCCGTTTTAGATAATTCTAAGATTTTTTTTTCGATTGGTCCCATAGTGATAATAATTATATGATTATAATTCTTTTAGGTCAACATCCACATCAATTGGGATGCCGTATTTTTCTAATTTTTTATAAAAAAGATCATAAACTTCTCCTCTTAAGTAACCAAGAAGATCACTACTTTCATAATTAGATTGAGCTTCAAAATAAGCCGCTTCTATTGTGTCATTTACCTCAATTTCATTATCGGTACCTTCTTCATACATATTGAAATTAATCGTTCCTTGATCATCAACATACACAAATATGTCAACCCCAAAGTTTTCTCCTAATTTACCAAACGGGGTTACTTCAATAACTTCAATTCTTGTGTCAAGATTACCCCAACTACTTTTCAGATCATATGTTTTATCTTCAATTTCATTTTTTAGTTTTTCAACCAAATTTCTAAAACCACCGTTGTATTCATACCAAATGGGTCTAATAAGTTGGAAGTCTTCGTTTGTATTTTTTCTAATTTCAGATATATCATAGATAACATCATCAAGATGTGGTTCTTCACCCATCTTTTTTTGTTTATTCCATACCGTATAGCAAAGTTTTCGAAGGTTATCTTCGGTCAGTTTGTTATATTGTGATTCTGTAATTATTATTTTCATGACCCCGCTTCGATATATTTTACATCAACATTAAATTTATTTTCAAAAGAGTTTTTAATCATATCTAACACTTTTTCTTTTTTGATTGGGAACCAAGATTCTAAGTTGTTTAAATATTTTTTTGATATCCACAATCTACCATCAGATTTATCATATTCAATAAACGGCTCGTTATCAATGTTCCAAACATCAGTTTTATCCCAAATAACAATATAAGAATCAAGATAAGAAGGTTCATTTTCATCTAAGGTATCATCTACGAGTGATTTCATAAAATCATTCATTAGTTTTTTTTTCTGAGATTCTGTAATTATTATTTTCATTACCAATCAGTTCTTGGATTTTCGTTTATAACATTGAGTAGTTTAAATTTAAAATTATTTTTTCCCAAATAGTTTTCCAAATTTAATTTCAAGTCCCACAAATAGTCACCAACATCAAATGTGTCAAAAATTGTATCTATATAAATAATTATTCCTAACTCAACAACATTATCAGTCTTGTATGCCGTTACCACATCAATTTTTGTGATTGCTTCGTAATTATCTCCATATCCACCTTCATCATAATAATCTTCTTCTTTTATGTTATCAGCAATGTCTTTCCAAGCCATATCAACCGCATTTTGAAATGTTATAGTTTTTAATTGTGATTCTGTAATTATTATTTTCATTTCTAATAAATAGTAACCAAAGGAACCGTTACATCATATCCTGTAACAGGTAAAATTATTTCATTCATGCAATCTTGAACAACATCATTAACTTCTTCTTGGATTTCCCAACCTATATCTTCATCTTGCAAAGCCTCATCTAAGGTTAGATGTCTTCCATCCTCCATAAGAGTAACGGAACCTCCAGGTAAAGTTTTTCCATATAGAAAAACATCATAATCTCTATATTCCATATTAGTGATTTCCCACTCAAAATCATAACCACCAACTGATCTCTCACTAAAATCTTTTGTCGAGAATTTCTTGTTTTTTAATGTATTTATAAATTTTTTAACAAATACCTCATCCCCAACTAATTCTTGAAATTCTGTTTGAGCATGTAACTTATCGGTAAATTCGGTTATACCCCAAAATTCAAGTTCATCTCTATCAAATCTAATTTTGTTACCTTTTTCTAACTCTTTTTTCCAATACTTAATAACCGCACCAATACCTTTATTTCGGTAAGATTCTTTAATAAGACCATATTGGTTATCAGATATTATTATTTTCATAACTATCCAATATTAGCCCCACTTACCTCTTTTATTTCAATATCAGGAAAAAGTCCTTTAAAGTAATCATAAACTGCATTTTTTAAATGTCTTGATATTATATGGTAAGGTATATATTCTTCCATGTCTCTATCTATTGAATAATCGTAATATACGGTTTTTGATGGTATTCTATATACAAATAAAGGTTCCCCAGTTTCGTTCATTAGATAAATTGATCCTGGCCATTCACCCCAACCTTTAACATCTTTAGAAATGGTCTTTAAAAACAACTTCTTATACTTCGGATATTCGTCCTCATACTTAGCATCAAAACGATCCCTTTTATAAGTTTCGTTGATTAAATCAAGTTGATGTTGGGTTACAATGATTTTCATATAAGATAAATACTTTGTAAAACAAAAAACCCCCGATCAAAAGAAAGAAGGGGGGTTATGTTTTTATTTAATTTGATATTAACTATGTGTAAATAAGTTGAAGTCTTCATCCTCTTCAGCTCTTCTGAACACTGATTGTGGTAGAACTTGTTGTGGATTAGATCCTCCTAAGTTTAAAACCATAAGGTTTGGCATATCACCAATACATTCAGGTAACATTTGTAAATCAGGATTATTAACTAACGATAAATATTGTAGGTTTTCTAAACCACAGATCGCTTCAGGTAGAGATGCGACACATCCAACGAAGTTAATTGCGTTTAGTTGTTTGAATCTTCCAATGTCGTTAGGAATATTAAGTGAGATCTTGTCTCTTGATGTATTTTTAAATGTAAGTCTTTTTAATGTTGTAGGAAGAGTAGCAAAAAATTCATCAAATCCGTAAAGTGCAATAAACTTAGATGCCGAATCACTTGGGTAGTCGATAACAACTTTTTCCCCTTTATCACCCGCCAATGACTTCATGAATTCAGGTTTGAAGAATTGTTTTAACCCTTCTTCATTTGTGTTTAGAAATTCAATCAAGTTGATTTGTCTGTCGTCAGCATCCATGAATTGATTATCAGGGAAGTGGAATTGATAACGATTTGCTGGAAGTCCTGAAACCTCACCAGTTTCTTTTCCGTAAGTTTTGAAAGTTGTTGGTGTGTTTGGAATTACAACATATAAAGGTCCTTTAGCAATATATCTTTCAAACCAAGTATATCCTGGTGATGAGGTGCACCAATTGGTTTCTCCTCTTCTTGCCTCATTATGTGATCCACCGTAGAAACAAGCGGCCTCTTTTCCTAATGGTCCTGTGTTTGAAATTTTAGCAACCGTCCAATCTTGACCTCTATAAACGATGTCAGCCCCAGGGTGAGCAAATGTCTGAGATGCTTCTTTTTTCTCAGCGGCAGTTGCCTTAGTTTTTTCTAAACTGAAATCTTTAACTTGATCATATAAAGTCTCAGGAGTTAGTTTATTAATATCTCTAAACTCTTGAGGTAATCTATTTTTGAATCTTTCAAACTTTTGAAGGTTTGTTGTGACTTTATATAAGTCTTCCATGAAAAGGTCTTGGAATGACTTTAATGCCGCTTTATATTGACCTGATTGTGGATCAGTAATCATTAATGGGTGATCTGCCGGTAACTTAGGTGTTACAAAGTTTTTTAATAACCACTGAGCATATTTTCCAATTTTAACCTTTTCCATTTGTTCAGGTTTAACATTATCAATATCCATTCCTTCTGGAATTTTTGTGGTTGGGTCGGCTGCGATAAGTGCGAATAATGTTTCAAAAGGCATAATACCTCTTTGACCTCTTTCCTTTGGTTTTACGAACTTATCGAATAATACTTGAAATCTTGAACTTTCAACAATAAGATCTCGTAATAGACTAGTGAATCTAAGTGACATAATAATTTTTTTATTAATAAATATTCGTAAATAGTAAAAAATTAATAATTCATAATCAATAATTCTTCCCCCATATTTTGTTTCTCACCTTTCTTGGCGGAAGCTGCTTTTGCAAACTCTTTTTTAACCCAAGTGTATTGATCTTCGGGGAACCATTGGTGAAGAAGTTCAAAGTCATAATAAGATAATGAAAACTTACCTTTAACTCCATGTAATACATTTGCCAATCTCTCGTGGTCTTGACGATCAAAGTCGTGGTTGGAGTAATAATTTTCAGTTTTCCAATACGGTGGATCCAAATAAATGTAAGTCGATGGTGAGTCATACTTATTAATCACATCTGCAAAATCCATATTTTCAACATCAGTAATCTTTAAAAAGTGATCCACCCAATCAGGTTTAGATAACTTATCTCTAAACGTAAGATATTTTGATTTGTATTTTCCTTTAAGGTCAATAAAGTTAGATGTTTCAGGTTTTGATCCACTGAAAACTTGTGTTAGAATATAAACGTATTTGGCTGCCACCTCATAATCGCCAGGTTCTACGCTGAAACCTTCATTAAAAACTTCAGCCTGAAAACTGATAAATTGTTGTTTGTATATTTCAGGTGTAAGATCCTCACCTTGTTTTTGACAATCAATTGAGTTGATTGCTCTTAACAATTCAGTTGGGTTTTGAACACACTTGAATAGGTTATAGTTTAGTGGGTTAAAGTCGTTATAAACCACTTTATTTAAATTAGGAAATTGTTTTAGGTCCATATTATAAAAACACCAAAACATTCCTCCGAAAGTCTCTAAATAGACCTCCATATTTTTGTCGTAGAATGGAACAATCCATTTACCAATTTTACTCTTACCTCCGATATAGCTCAACATGATATAATTATAGTTTTTTTATTATTTATTTTCAACTGAATAGTAATTAAATTATAGGTATGGAAGAACAAAAAGCAACAGAAGTTAAGTGTAAAGCTTGTGAAGATAGTAGACAAGTTAAAAATACCCAAAGATTTGTTTTATTTTTTGGTGGGATATTTTTCTTTTTTGGCGTATACGGTATTGTATCGTTTATTAAAGACATTATCTCCCTTTTTTAATCCCGATCAAATTTAACAAACTGATTTACAATTAAATCACCAACACTATCTAATTTGAATCCTTTTGATTTCACTCTTAAAGGTTTTGACGTGTCAATGTTTTTTGGTAGTTTAATATTCAAACTACTTTCAGGATGTGGAATGGTTATTGTCCCACTTTTTAACTCATCAATATTCATAAAACAATCATACACCAAATGATTTCCAACTTTGTTGAATCCGTTTTGTGGTTTTAGATCAACTCTAATTATTAGATCACCATACATTCCATTTTTAAAATCACCAATTTGAGATAATCTTAAAAATTGTCCATTATCAATTCCATGTGGAAGTCCCACTTCAATTGTTTTCATTTCAGGTCTTGATCCAACACCAGAACATAAAAAACAAGCATTTATTAAAATGTGACCTTTACCTTGACATGACTCACAAACCGATTGTGCAACTTGGGTGAACATTCCTGATCCAAATTGTCTTAAAATCACACCAGATCCATTGCAAGACACACAGGTTCTCTTATCACCACCTGATCCATTGCAAGGATCACATTTAGTTTGTCTTTTATAAGTTAGGTTATGTTTTTTTGATAAATAAGAATCCAAAACACCAATATTGACGGTGATATTTGTAACGTGAGCTTGTCGATTTTGCGGTCTTTGTTTTTGACCAAATAAGTCATTAAACATTTCGTTGAAGTTAAACCCTCCTCCACCAAATGGATTTTTTCTTTGTTGGTCGTATTGTTGTCTTTTTTGTTCATCACCCAATACATCATAAGCCGATGATATTTTTTTAAACAGGTCTTCATTTCCACCAATATCGGGATGATTTTCTTTTGCTAATTTTCGATACGTTTTTTTGATTTCATCTTGTGTTGCGGTTTCGCTAACACCTAAAACGTCATAAAAGTTTTCATTATTCATTTATTTATTAAAAAGGGTATATTTTGTATATGAACTATTTAGTAGTATTGTTTAAAAATAAAGAAAGAAAAAAAATAATCAATAAGTTTCAGACATTTGAAAGGTGTAATGAATTTTATAATAACTTATTGAAAAACAACGAGTCTGTTATTTTTGATAAAAAAATTGAAAACACAAAAGAATGTGTATTTGAACTTGGTTTATTAGAAAAGACTGATTCCAACTTTGATTCGTTGTTTGTTAAAGACAATATGGGTAGACAAGTTAAAGTTGAAATTGACGATCCTGAATATAAGATTATAAAAATTTCAAACTATAAACTTGAAGAGATGTTGTTTGACGTATCTTTAAATAAAAAGATTTCTGTTGATTTTTTTATAAAAAAGTATCTATCAAAAAATTCAATTAAACTTATTTCTTGTTTAAATAACAAGATAGTCCTTCAAAATGATAGTGATGTTAATTTGTTTTCTTTGAAAAATGAATTTGAATCGGAAAGATTTCTAATGTCATTATCTAACTATATGATTTCTCAAAATAGATCGGACACCATTTTAGTTAGTGAAAGTTCTAAAGAACAAAAAAAATATTTATATGATTTGTTAAATGGTATGGGTATAGATAAGAAAATCTTATACCGGAAATCAACTACGTTTAAAGAAAGAAGATAACTTCTCTTTTAAAGTTTTTTTGGGGATCTCAACCTCTTCTTTGGGTAATGGTGTTTGGTAATCTTCGTGAATAAAAACATGTTCCACACCAGAAATATCAATTGAAAACCTTTTATGTTGGTGATCAATTTTTCTAAAATTAGTTTGGACTTTTTTGTAATCGTCATTATTGAGTTCGTAGACACATATCATCTTTCCATCAGGAAACAATGACTGTAGTCCATCGGTGATAAGGGCAATGTTCTCTAAGATCCCATCAACACTCTTTTTATCCTCTTCCATAATGATAACTCTTCTTTTGTTGGTATAATTTCATCCTTTTTAATTTGTTTCAATGAGTCAATGATTCGTTTTTTCTCATTTTCAAGCTCTTTGTTATCTTTTTCCATTTCACTCTTCAACCAACCCACCGCTTGCTCTTCTCGTGTCAATAATTTCTTCTCCATCGTCTAATTTTTCTTCAAAAATATCAAATTTTAATAATTGTAAACTTTCTAACTTTTCCTTTTCAAAAATCTTTTTAAGTTCATCAATTTTTTGTTTTAATAAACTTTCTTTCATTTCAATTTCTTTATTATATGCTATAATATTTTTAATGTTTTCAACGGTTTTGTTTAAAACATTTTCATTAAACTCACTAACAAATGAAAAAAATCTTTTGTTTTCATTCACTTTTTGATTTTCAATTATTTTGTCTTCTTGAACATATTTTTTTGGGATTTTCCAATGATTAGGAAATTCAATGTCTACAGTTAAATAATTTTTTAGTTTTCTAACTGAAACTAAATATTCGAATATATCTTTGAGTTCGTTATACATATTATAGATATTTTGTTAAAATATAGGTTATTAGATAAGTGATGAAAAAATAGTTGGATATTTTTTCCCAAATTGAGTATCTCATTTCAGAAGGGTTCTGACTTAAAATGTTTTTAATAATTCTAAAAATTCCGTTCATCACATAAAGTGTTGAAAGGATAAAAATAAAAAGGGAAAAAATATCCAAACTAATCATAATCATTTTTTTCTTTCTTCAAGAATTTCGCTTCTTAATTGTTGTAAAAGAGTTTTAAGATCTTGAGATGATTTTCTTGCTCTTGTTCCGGCACTTTTGTTTCCAGAATAAAACTTTGTTACATCTAAGCTCAATTGTTCAGTAAGCTCTTTAATTTTCTCTAATGTTTCCATTTGTTATTAAAAATTATAGTTTATTTCACTAAATAATACTATTCAATATTATATTAGTAAAGTTTAGATAATAAGATTATTATCCAAAGATTTATATATGTTATAAATAAGGTCTAAATCAACTTGTGTAAATGGTTTGTCTTTGTTAAACAAGTCGTTAAAAAAAACGTCTATTGATTCTCTAATTTGTTCCTTTTCTTGTTTATAGAATATTTCATCAAATAAAGTAAAAAAGTATTTGTAATGATCTCCATCCATTCTGAAGATAATACTTTCTTTTTTAAAGTTCTCTACTGTTTTTTTCCAACACCAATCAAAATGATTAATATCATCCTCATTAGTCATTTTAACTAAGGTTTCATTTTTTTCATTTTTTGACCCTAAATATGTGCTTTTAATTAGTAGATGTAGACTATAGGAAAAATCATAATACAACTCCATTTTTTCAGAAATTATATTATTAGCCCTAAACCACGTATCAACGTCTTCAGGATTTAAATTTTTGGTGATATAGTTAAAAAAATTATCCATAGTCATTACTAACTATGGATAATATAGGTTAAGGTATTTTATTGTAAATTATTGAGTTTTTCTATTGTATCCCATTAAATCTTGAATTCTATCAAACTCTTCGTTCAACTTTTTACTTTCTTTCTCATTTACATTTTCTTCTAACTTATTTAGAACTGATTGTGAAGTCTTTTTTCCTTTTCTTGATTTTAAAGATCCTCTTTCAGTGTGTTCGCCAGCTTGGTCTACAGGTTGTGGTTGTCTTTTATAAGATGCTTCTTGTTGTTCTTGACCATAGAGATTGTCTTTATAATTTTTAAAGAACTTTTCTCCTGTTTTACTTGGAACTACATTACCTAAAGCATTTCCATCTTTGTCAACTTGAGCGTTTCCTGTTCTTGAAGATCCTTTTAATAAATCTTCTATCCACTCCTCATTAGGTTTTATTTCATCATAAACTAAATTAGTTTGACCTGGATATGAAAAAGCATCAATGTATTCATCGACTGCATCCGATGGTGTGTATTTTTTTCTATTACCCTTTTTTAATCCACCATTTTCAGTTGGGAATTTTTGAGTTTCTTTCATCTCATATTTTGAACTTTCGTCGTTCATACCTTTCAAATAATCAGTCATTTTTTTAGCAACACTTTTCAAATAATTTTCATTTTCTTTCTTGTCTGCTTTGTGAACTCTTTCATACTCTCTAAAACCTTTAGGTTCTGATTTTCTGAATTTTTTATCTTCGTTTACGATTTTTTCGATAAAATCGATTAAGTCTGTTTCAGTAAATAGAATACTTTCATTAACTTTTGATTTTTTTCTCATGTAAGATTCTTTAACGTCAAATGTTTCCCCATCCAACTCAAAAGTTTTTTTACCTTTCTTTTTAGCCATCATAGCGGCATAGGCGAATTCTTTACTTTCATCAGTTTCACCTTCTCCTACTTCTTTTTCAAACTCTACTTCATAAAGTTGTTCTGTTTCATCTTGTTGTTTTCTTAACATTTTGAAATCTTCGGAGTCAATCCTATTATTTTTGTTTTTGTCTAATTTACGTTGTTTACCATGAAGTTTTTCTGTTATTTCTTCTTCATCATCACTATGTCTATATTTAGTTTTGTATGATGGCATGTCACGAGGCATTCTTAGTTCAGGATAATATTCTTCTTCATCGTCATAATTAATATCATCATAATTTACGAATTCTTCATCGTCATCATCACCTAAACCATATTTAGTATTACCATAGTCAATATCATCTTCAAATTCCATAACTTCAGATGAACCCTTCCAACCACATTCCATACACTCTTTTTCTGTCACTTCTGATGAACCGCATTGTTCACATGTTTCACCCTCTTGAACATAATCAAACTCGTTTGTGTCATACAAATCTGTTTCCTTTTTAAGGTTCAATCTATTCATAATAGATTCTGCTTTTTCGTGAATACTTTCTTTAAGTATTTTTTCAAATCTTGATCGGATATATTGTTTTTGATTCATTTTTCTTTTTATTTTATAAATATCTTATTATTTTGTTTTAGTCATTTCTTGATAAAGTAATTCGAAAATGTAGTTCTTATCCAACCCATAGTTTTTCGAGACACTGTCAACCGCACTTTTTACTGATTCATTTTCAAAAATGTTTAAAGATCCAATATCACCTTGATTACAATACGGGAACGTTTTACATTTCTTTTTTACTTGAACAAATTTTCCTCCTTTGTATAGTGGTTTTTTATAACCAGCAAAATCTTTTTTCTTTAGTGATTTTGCCCAAATTGCGGGTTGTGAATATTGTCCTGAAGACGCCGATGTCGTGGCTTCTTTAGTTTCAGTTTTTTTCAATTCAGAATCTTCCACATCTAAACTTTCTCTTACTGTTTTTACATTTTTTGTAATATCACCCTTTGTTGTTGAGAATAATGGCATAGAATATCCACCCGCAGATCCTGCACCTGTAGCTTCAGTGTTTTCTTCTTTTTTTCCTTTTTCAGATAAAATTGATTTTAAAAAATCATTCAAGTCTTCAGGGTCATTTAAAAACTCTTTAATTTTTTTTCTGATTTGGTTATTTGATAATTTTTTATTTTTTATCAAGTTATAAATCTGAAGAAGATCGTCTTCGTCTTTTAAAAAACTTAAATAATCTCTTTTTTTGTTTTTACCTTCTTTCATTTCAGCATCAATCAGTTTATTGATTTCGTATCTTTGTTTCGGCCTAACACCACCACTAACCAAACCTGACTGAAGTTTTTGTATTATATCTTCCATTACATGTTTCTAAATTTAGACTCCCAATATCCTTTTTGATGATACATCATGTTAAAGTATTCTTGAAAAGATTTTATGACAATGTCTTTTACGTGATTTTTATATTTTCCTCTTTGAAGTTCTGTGGATATTTTATCCATTAGTTTATCTTCAAATTGTTTAGACGTGTTGGAGTCAAGAAAACTTTTTATTTCTTTTCTGATCATCACTTCAATTTCATTCTTATCTGTTTGTGTCAGTGCCATTATTTTAAAAGTGCTATGTAGGTTAATGGTGCTATGATTACCGCAGAGATTATATTATATAAAGTATTTTTAGTTTTGATTCTTTTATTTTCTTCTCTAAGACCTTTATTCTCTTCTTTGATGATTTCAATTGCTTTGTTTTTTTCACTAATTATTTCTCTATTAAGACTATCTTCTTTTTCCCACGAATCGTTTTCTTTTTGTAGAATTTGTGTTTTTTTGTTGAGTTCATAAATCTCCTCTTTATAAGTTTTTACAACCTCTTGCAACTTATCGTAGTTATTTAAATCTAATAGTATTTGTTTTGCCACAGGATAAGGAATACACATTTGAGAAGTGTCAGAGTTATTCTTTTGTGAAAGAAACCCTAAACACAAAAAAGTGAAAATGATAAGTAATATATTTTTTTTCATATTAAAAGTTATATCTTTTTTTAAACAAACTATCGATTTTTTTCTTGTCCGCACTTTTAATTTCGTCTTCCTTGATAGTATAGTAATTATTAATTTCGTTTCGTTGTAATTTAATTTTAGTAATTTTTGTATCAATATCTTTAATTTGTGATCTATATAATTTTATAGAATCTTTAATATCCTTTTGAAGTTTTTCAATATCCTTAACCTTTTGATCAATTTGTTCCAACTTATATTTATTCAATTCACTATGATCTGGTGTTGGTGTAAAAACTCGAACTAATAAATACACAAAAATCACCCCCAATATTGTAAGAGTGATTGTTTTCCAATTATATACAAAAAAGTCCTTCATTAATCTTCAAGTCTTGATGAGACAATTTTACTCCATTTATTTTTAAATTTTTCGTAGAATGATTGAATCTTGGGAATCATCTCCAAATATTTCTCATCCAATTTCATCATTTCACCATTGATATAGATTCCATTTGGTTCTTTAATAGTGTAGAAAAACTCCAAATCTAACTCCAAAATTTTACCTGACCATTCAACATTATCATGGTAAACTTTTAACTTATCAAACTCCGCCAATTCAGCGACTTCAGTTCTAAATTCATCAACGGTTTCAACAAACGCATTTTTCTCATCTGTTGTTAATTGAATGTCAGCCTCTGTTTTACCGTTTAAAACCAACAAATTACCTTGAATTTTATATGTTTTTTGTTTGTCTTTTGGTTTTCCGATTTCATCAGAATCTTTTTTTGGTTTTTTATCATCAAAAGTTTCTTCAGCGTCAATCTCAAAATCAACTTCTTCTTCTTCTTCTTTTTGTTCAATTAATAAACCATATTGTTTTCTGATTTGTTTTTTTGAACTTTCATTAATATTTTTAGAAAGAGCCCTTCTTGATGCTTCAATTAAATTTTTTATTTCTTCGTAGTTATTCATTTTTCAATAATTTATTAAACTTTTCAAAGTCAAATGCCGGACTTAAATCCGTAACATTTGAATCAAAATTTGCTCTTGTTATAATACCCATAAAAGTTTCAATCCCTTTTATTTTTGTATTATGTCCAACAAAATTTAAATTTATGTTATGTTTTTTTGACAATTCTCTACAAAGTTCTGCAGTTTTTTCATATTGAACTTCAGTATAAGGTTGCCAAAAATAATTATCCCTCCACTTTTTCTCCACCACTTTGTCTTTATAAATATTGCCAATCCAATTAATGTGATACTTTCTTAGAGGAACTTTTTCTAACCAACCTAAATTTTCTAAACTAATGACAATAGATTTGTAGTTAATTGTGACACTATTGAAATAATTACTATCCATGTTGTCATCAAGAGTTTGAAGTATTTTCCCATCTCTTGATATTAAATAATGTGGTAATCTTGGTGGTTTACCTAAAAAACGATGTTTTAATGACACCATGAAATCAATCAATGGTCTTGAGGTATGAATCAAAATTATTTGTGTTTTTTTATCTACGTGTGAATAGTCAACATCAAATTTTGATTCAATAATATCCATATTTTATTTTTTATAAGATAAAACTCTAACATTTTCTTCAGAAGAGTCAACACTATTCTCTTTTTGTTCTTCAATTTGAACGGGAACCTCAACAATCTTTTCAACTTCTTTGATTACCTCAACGATTTTTTCAACTTCAACAATCTTTTCTACCTCTTTGATTACCTCAACAGGAACATGAATTATTTTTTCAACTTCAACAGGAACCTCAACGATCTTCTCCACTTCTTTGATCACCTCAACAGGAACCTCACGAATAACCTCAACAATTCTATCTACGGGAACTTCACGAACAACTTCAACCAATCTATCAACGGGAACCTCAACGATTCTCTCAACTTCTTTAATTACCTCTACAGGAACCTCAACAATTCTGTCTACGGGAACTTCAACGATCTTTTCTACTTCAACGATTGTTTCAATTACTTCGGGTTCAACTTGGGGTGTATGATGTGTTAAATAACTTTCAGGTATTTCAATTTCATCCTCTTCAAAAATTTCTTCAATAACCGGTTTAGTTTCCTCTTCCTCTTCTTTTTTTCTTCTATAAGCAATGAATGCCTGATTTGTGGATATAACAAGAGCGATTGCCAATGGGTCAAATACGAATATTAAAGTTAGAATAAAAAAGTTGGCAGTTGTTTTAATGTTCCATCCTGTGATCTCACTTAAATATTTAATAGATCCTAACTCACCAGACTCAATTTCTTTTGATGCCATATCCAAGATCTTTGTATCCAAACTTGTAATACTATCATTTATGTTATCTATTTTTTTTGATAAAGTATCTCTATTCTGTTGAGCAATTTTTAATTGGGTTTCAAAAGATCTTCTATTTTGATTATTTGCTCTAGTAATAACAATTCCCGTTTGTCTATCAACAGATTGTGTTGTGGTATTTGTTGAAAGTGCCATTCTAAGACTTGTTATGTCTTTATCTAAAACGGATTTTTCTTTTTGAGTTTCTTTTTTGATTTGTTCGAACCTTTTCTTTTTTACTTCGATGTTTTCAATTTTTTTGTTTTGAATCTCAAGTCCTGCAATACTTTTTTGAAATCCTGTAGATAAAAGTCCGTATATACCAACAGATGTTAGAATCGATAAGATTACAATTGCAAAAGTTAAATAGATCTTTAACGATCCATAAATGTTTTTCCAACTATTATGAAGATAAGTGGCAATTGATAATTTGGATACTTCCAAAAAACTACCCATGATGATTACAGGAATTGCAACCCCTGAAAATATGATGGATAAACCATAAACACTATAATAAGCCGCAGTTCCCGAAAGACCTAACGCACAAAATAACAATAACCAGGGTAATAATTTTCTATTCATTTAATTTCTTTTATAATATAAATATCAAAATAACTGAATAGGTTTGAAATATAAACTCTATAAAAAATAAAACCCTCACCGGCGCCGATGAGGGAGTGTAGTTTCATTCTACCGTATAGATAGAATTGGGGATTTTCACCCAGGGAGCTTCGTGTCCCATTCCGCCGAGTTGTAAGGGTAATCTCGGTTCAACCCTTAAAGATAAATAATAGTTATTTTTTCTTTATTATAAAACTCCAAAGTTACTCTTTTAGATTTTTTTTCTTCTTTTTTTGTTTTTAGAAATTGCCCGTCTTTTGAAAATGCAGATGTTATTATATTAAAAAAATTACCATCTTTATTTATTAAAATTTCAACGTATTTGAAATGCTCGTTGTCTTCATTATTATTTCTTTTTTTTACAAAAATAATTTGGTCGTTTTCAGGTTTTTCGGTCTCAAAAGAATTATAAATTTTATCTAAACTATTTTCAAACAGATCCTTTATCATTGAATCAGGGACTGCAAATCTGGGTGGTTGCTCAAACTTAGATTTTCTTGTTTCAAGATATTCATTATACATATCAACTAAGTCGTCATAACTTTCTTTACCAAATCTTTCTTTTCTTTGGTGATGAGTTGATTTTAATTGAATTAATTTATTATCAATAATTTTAGAAAATAGGGTTGTTCCTCTATATTTCTGTTTTCTTGTTTCAGATAATACAATATTTTTTAAAACAGATAATAAATTCATATAATATAAATACAAAAAGGGTGAGAAAACTCACCCTTTAATTTTTCGGTCCGATTCGAGGAATTTAAACCCGACACACTAACCGCGGTGTCACGACGACTTACGACCCCAGGAGTAAGCTTCCCGACAAACTTGATTGACTATATCTTTCGTCGTTTGTGATACAAAGATAATAGAAATATTTAAATTACCAAAACTTTTTTTTTCAATTTAAATATTTTTTTTTGGGTGGATTGAGTAGGATAGTTATTTAGTATCTTAATCGTTTCCCATTTTCCTATCAACTTAAGATTCTTTAATCCCAAGCCACTTCTACTCATCCAGTCAGTTAGATATCATTCTGACCTTTACCCGTTGTTTGTGATACAAAGATAAGTGTTTTTTTTAAACTGCCAAAACTTTTTTATAGATAATCAAATAACTCTGAAGAATCATTTCTAAGTCTACGAAGAGCCTTTTCTTTGATCTGACGAACACGCTCCTTTGTAAGACCAAAATCAGAACCGATGTCTTCCAATGTTCTTGGAGTTCCTGTTAGACCAAAGTAATCACCAACAATCGACTTTTCACGATCATCCAATACGTTTAGAAGTTTTAACATTTTATCTTTTAAAATGTCTTTGGTGTCAAATACTGCATCAGGTAATTCTGCGTCCTTATTTGAAATCATATCCAATAATGTATCTCCGTCTTCATTGATATTCATATCTAAGTCTATCATTGAAGGTAGTGATGCAAACTTGTCTTCAAGTTTTTTACCTGATTGTTCAACTTCTTTTTTTGCTCTTTGAAGATCCTGAACAACATTGACTGGTAGTCGAATAGTTCTTGAATTATCATTTAAAGACTGGATGATTGATTGTTTGATCCACCACACCCCGTAAGATATAAATCGAAGATCTTTGTTCCAATCAAAGTTTTTAATGGCCTTCATAAGACCAAGATTTCCTTCAGCAATTAGATCTGATAAATCAAGACCTTGATTTTGATATTGTTTTGCCACCGTAATAACAAAACGAAGATTTCCTTCAATTAACTCTTGTTCGATTCTTCGTCTTTCGGACATTGGCGTATCTTCTGACTTCATTTTTTTAGCCAGCTCACGCTCCCGTTCTGCGGTCATTACCTTAATTTTTCTAATGTCTTTAAGGTAATGCGAAATTTCCTCCTGATTAATAGGTGCTCCTGTGTTTTTGTCCTTCATATATTTGTTTTAAAGTGATTTTGAGTATTCTTCTAATTTTTCTTTTTCGATTTCAGATAACGATTCCATACCTTGTTCGCTAATCTTATCAAGTAATTCATCAAGAGTTAGATTACAAACATTTGGTTTTTTGAAATGTAAAAATAAATCAGAAAGGTCCATAAATGTGTCTTCACCATTTAGATCTTTTGTTCTCAATCTTGGTGGTGTTGGCTTACGTTTTTTTGGTGTTGTGTTTCTTAACGACATTAAATGATTTAGGTTGTCTTCATCAAAGTTTGAAGAGTAATCTTTTGATTTTTTTGTAATGAAGTATTCAAACCCTTCAAGTTCTTCATTGATAAAAAACATTACATCTGAAACGTCTTGAAAATCTCCTTTGTATGCGAAATGGAAAATTGCGTGTCTTTCACCATACATGAACTTAACTTGACCGCTAGTCATGTGTTCCGCTAATTTGGTTCCGATTTCTTGTGTCTTTTCTTCTGTGTTTTCTACTGTGTCGTTGTAATATGCAAAAAGTAAGTAATTCATATGTGTGTTTTTAATTGTTCTACAAATATACGAATAAAGTTGGGATTTGTTACAAATTATCCAATTCTTTTTTGTGAAATTTTAAAATACTCTTCAGATATTTCAGAACCTAAGAAATTTCTTTCTGTTTGAATTGCGGCTTTTGCCGTTGTTCCACTTCCCATAAATGGATCATAAACCAAATCATTTGGGTTTGTCCAACTTATTATATGATCTTTAACAAGTTGTATCGGAAATATTGCGGGATGTTTATATGCAATTTCATCTTCTTGACCATTTTTTGATGTTTTATATGTCCAAACGTTATATCTCTGACCATATTCTTGTATTATTTTTTTCTTCCGTTCAATCATGGTCCCATCTACTTGTCTTGAGGTATTTTTTCCCCAACTACCTACTTGTCCCGCATAAACATTTTTTCGATCTTTTATTGAATTAAATGTTTTTGGTTTACCCTTAGATAAAACAAACATATACTCAAAAATTTGATGGTATCTATTTGAAGATGGATTTGAAAAATTATTTTTCATATAAATCATAGTATCATGAATATTAAATCCAATTTCTTTGAAAAACAATGCCTGTCTAAAAGATGTTCCTGTTTCACTACCTTTCTCCGTTCCATCACCCACAACCCAAACTAAAATTCCACCTTCTTTAGTAACTCTTAAAAGTTCTTTTGCAATATTTTCAAAATCAAAAGAATATCCATTAAATTCTGTTTTTTTACCGGTAACATAATTATTATATGATCGTAAATCATCATAAGGTGGTGAGGTAACAGTTAAATCTATGGTATTATTAGGAATTTTAGACAAGGTATTTAAACAATTTTCATTGTAAATTTTATTGAGTTCTATCATATATTTTAAAAAATTTATTTGCTGCCATGGATTTGTTCTTACCCAAATTTAAATTTATTATGTCTTCTTTTGTCACTTCAATAAATGAAAGTTTTCCATCAACTATTTGTCTTTTATCTATTAATACATACCTATCTAAAGAATTTAATTTTTCATTAAATCCTTCTTCAGTAACATTTCTACCAAATCCAACTTCTTTAGAGGATGCAAAACTAACACTATCTGTTATACTTCTAATTTCACTTTTAGTTCCGTCAGATTCTTTAACATCAAATGAAGAATTTTCATTTTGTCTAATACCATTTTCAGATCTTTTATGTATATATTCACCAACCCTACCTAGCATTCTTCCGTCATTGAACATTTCTATTGTGTCTTTTATACTTAACCCAAAACCTTTTGCAACTAAATTCCAATCTACATTGTGTTCATTTATTTTTTTCATAATATTTTATTCTATATTAAAACAAATCTAACAATAATATTTCAATCTACAAAACTTTTGACAAATTATTTTCTTTTTTAATTTTCACCACATGGTCACCCCATGATGACACAGCGCTATTATGCGATATAACAAACACTTTTTCAAAATAATCCTTAATTTTCACAAAGAATTCATATACCATATCTAAGTTCTCAGGAGATATTTTACCAAAGACTTCGTCTAATACAACCAGGTTGGGAGTTGGTAAACTACATATCTTAGTCAATACTGCTCTTAACGCTAATGACGATAAAGTTTTCTCATATCCACTTCCTGAAGTCATTAGTTTTTCAACCCCAGTTCCATTATCAATCATCATAAACTCAACTTCATTCTTGTCGTTAATTCTTATTTCCATTTTGAAATAACATGAATCTTCCATAAGTCTTTGAAGTTCTGTATTGATTAAAGGCATCATAGTTTTCATAATCATTTTTGAAATTCCATTTTTACCATAAAGTTCCAAATAGATCTTAAAGATTTTTTCTTTCTCTTCTTCCTCTTTAATTTTAACAATCATTTTTTTGTTGTTATCAATCTTTTCATCAAGTGATTTAATTGATCCCTCGTTTGTTAAAATTGAATTACTGATCGTTCTTCTTTGAAGTTCCAATTCATCTAATCTAACGTCAGCTTTGATCAACAACGAATCAATCTTTTGGTTTTCAGAAATCTTATCTTGTATCTCTTCCCAACGTTTAATCTTATCGTTTAATGAACCGATCTTTAAATCACAACTTTCAATCGAGATTTCATATTTCTCTTTAACCAACTTATTTTTTTCATATTCATCAAACTCTTTTTTAAGTTTCACAAAACTTTGTTCTTTGTTGGATAAATCCGTCATAAGTGTTGTTTTTGTGTTTTTTTGCACAATAAGTCCATCTAATTCTGCGATTTTCGAATTTGTGATTGCTGCGTTCATTAACTCAATTCCACAGTGCTCACATTTGATTCCACCTTCAACGGAAGATTTTAATTTGTTGATTGATGCGATTTCAGTGTCAATTTGAATAACCTCTTTATAAACATTGTTATATTGTTCTTTAACCTCATCATGTTTATCCTCATGGTAAAACTCAGATGGTTCAACGACTTTGATTTCAGATATTTTTGTTAAATAACCTGACTTCTCACGTTCAATTTCTTTTATTTCATCTTTGGTTTTATCAGGATTTAATAAGCTTAACTCTTGATCAATGTTGGTATGTTTTCTTTTTAACATATCATCACGATATGTTTTTCCTTTTACAATTGCCTCATCAACTTCAGATAAACTTTTTTTGCTTTCGGCGATTGTATTCTTTAATTCTATGATTGAAGTTTGGTGTGTTTCAATATCATTTTTTAATTGTTCTGAAGAATATAGATTTGATATTTTTTGTTTTGAAAACTCTGAATAGATTTCTTTTGCAACCTCTTCTTTTCTTTTCAAAAACTCAAGACCCATAAATCTTGACAACACCTGACCTCTTGCCGTTGGTTTTGATTCCAATAAGTCCTCAAGGTTTGATCCTGTTGTAAGGATCGTCATTAAAAAGTCCTCCTTTGTCCCAATTGAGTTTTTAATGAAGGATTCTGTTTCCCTTCTTTGTTCTCCCGTAAAATTTAATAAAGAGCCATCTGACAACTTTTTAAAGAAATCCAATTCGGTTTTGACATTCCATTCACCTTTTTTGGACATCTTTCTTTCGATGTTTCTAACAATAACATAATCTTCACCATCAATTGTGATTTCACCTTTAACATGAACTTTGTCTTTGTTTGAAAATCGGTTAAATATTTCTTCGGCCTTTGTTGTCTTTGTTGTTTCGTTAAAAAACAAGAACATTAAAAGATCCACCGTTAATACAGTTTTTCCACCAAAATTAGGAGGATCAGATTCAACCACCACAATACCATTCAACGCATCAAAATTTAATCTTTGATTTTCACCGTATGATAAAAAGTTTGAAAACTCAATATTTCTGATATACCATTTCTTAAATTGTGCTGAAGTTTCTTCATCACCAGACATCTTATTCTCAACCATTCTGTTGATGTTTAACACATCATCAGTTTTGTCTTCATGTCCTTTTGATTTAAGGTAATTGGTAATAAGATCAAGTTGGTATTGTGTGTCAGTAATATTCACCGACACATCAATACTTTGCATAGTTTCACTTTCAACGTTCTTTGCCTTTGTTAAAACATTAACGTTTGTTGTATTATACTTTTTGGAAAAATAATGCTTTACACTTTTGATTTTATCTTGTGTAAAGTTTTCTGGTAAATCTTCCCAAACAACTTGTATAATGGGATTTTCAAATTTTGAAAAGTCCAAATCTTTTATCATAATATTATAATTGAATAATTTTGGTGGATTGAATAAATCCATTTTATTTTTCTAAACCTAAATCTTGATTAATTGAAATGATCTCAGGATTTTCTTCTTTAAATGCGACATTCCCCCCAAATTCATTATTAATTTTTGAAGATGCTTCATCATTTGGAATGAAACTAAATGCTGTGTCAACAATCTTGTCTTGAACAACATCATAGTTCATTTCTTGTCCATTTGTTTCAATTTTTAATTCATCTTCTTTTAACTTTGCAAGTTGTTGTTGAACCAACATGTCAAATGCTTTTTGCATTCCTGATTTTTGTTGTGCCAATCTTGCGTTACGTTTTGCAACTCTTTTTTTGTGTTCTTTAGCGTTCTTCCCCATTTTCTTGTGTGTTTAAATTATTATTTTCTTCATTAGTTTCTTCAACTTCGTCATTAACTACGATCTGAACTGGTCTTGGAAATAATTGATCCATTCCAACTCCGAGATTTACTTCGATAACTTTTTTTGTTTCCATTTATTTATTTTTAATTGTTATTAGGTCTATTTTCTTCAAACCATTCTATTACACCATTCAACGCCCAAACGGCACCTGCAGATGTGATTCCATCAAAGAATATGGAAAAATATTTATTAAGTCCAACAAATTCGTGCCATGGGGCAAAAAGTGTTAATGACAAGAAAAATCCTACCCATGTTGATGTGCATAACATACAGGATATTAATCCCGATAAAAACTTTCCTATCCCATTAAATGCATAATAATCAGAGTTTCCCCATTTATGTATCCAATTTCTTAATCCATTAAATATTGACCCATACACCAATATTGTTGTCATTCCGTATGACGCCAAAATCCACATTAAAATTATCATAATCTTCTATTTAAGTTTGATCCCCTCAGAAGATAAGCCTGATTTTGGTTACCATTCAAAAGTTCTCGGTTTATTTTTTCTAACTCTTTTATTTGTTCATTCTTTTGTTGAAGTTCTCCTCTAAGATTTTGTATCGTCTGCTGAAGAAGTTTCAATTTTTCATTGTTTAGGTTTTCTTCTAAACTTATTTTAAGTTGTTGTAATTCAACTTCTTTCATAGACAATGTAGTTTGAAAATTACTTTCCATTCCGTCTATTTTAGATGACATTTCATCTTTAAGATCATTAAAATCATTTTCGTTTTCGTCTAAAGTTCGTCTAAGTTCGTCTAATTCTTGATCCTTTTTAGACATTTCATTTTGGAAAATACTTTCCATTTCTGTCGTTTTAGTGGAAGATTCTTGTCTGATGTTGTCAATTTCAGTGGTCTTAATCGAAATTTCTCCGTTTAACTGTTGTATTTTTGACAACAATTCATTCAACTGTTCGGAATTTCTTAACAGTTCAATTTCCAACTTGGCGTTTTTTTCACCAAGTTCGTTTATTTGAATGTCGTCAGTGGTGTAT